AACATCAATAAACTTGAATTAGCCAAATTACAGGCCATTGCTGATCCTATTAAAGATGAGCAGATTAGACAAATTGACAAGTATAATGAAGCTATTGATAAACTTGCTGAAACAATTAACAACAAATTAGTAACAGTATTTGGTAAATTAGCACAGAATATTAATGATGCCATAGGTAAATTTGCTGAACTACAAAATAAAATGTTAGGCCGTGAGGCAGAATTAAACAGACAAGGTAAGACCCAAGGTACTCGTCTTGAAACTGAATTAAGTCTTGGCATAGCCAGTTTATTTCCAAGAGAAATGACTGAAGAAGAAAAACGCAGATTTAGAGAAACAGGCATTAGTCCAAGTGGTATCAAAACTGGTCCAGCAGCCTATGAAACACCACAAGCAAGAGCTGAAAATGCCAATGAAATACAGAGATTGCAAAATCGTACAAGACCTGGCGGAGGATTTGGTAATACCCCAGAAGATGTCATAGCAGCACAAAAAGCTAGCCAAAAGAGAATTGCTGACAGTCTATTAGAAATTCAACGTCAAAATCAATTACGTAGTAATGCTGAAAGATTATCAGCCATTCTACAATTTGCAGATGAAGAAGCTGCCATTGAAGAAAGACTACAGAGCCAAATCAAAGATATTCGTATCAATCAAGAAATTGAAACTAAAAAGACTCGTTTGGATGTATTTGAACAGGGTAAACTTACTGAAGCTCAAAAGACCAAAGAGTTTGCAGAAAAAGAAAAAGAAATAAGAGCCAAGGCTGAATTAGATATTGCCAAGGCACGTGCGCAGGCCATTGAACAGACAATGAGTCTTCAGAAACGTGTAGAAGAAACACGTCGTCAAGAATTAGAAAAGACTAGAAAAGAAGAACAACGTATTCAAGATATCATCACACAGAGCAAAGCCAGAGTTGCACAAGAAGAAGGTATCAATAATTTATTAAAAAGAAAAAATGAATTCTTAAGAGAGAATGCCACACAAACAGATCTAGAAATTAATCGCGCACAACAATTATTTGATTTAGAAGAAGCTAGATTAAAAACTCTGCGTGACATTGCTTTAATTAAAGATATTCCACCAGAAGAAAGATTAAAACGTGAACAAGAGATTAATGCTATCTATGAACAACGTCGTCAACAAACTATAGATCAACAACAATTTGATCGTAATTTACAACAAAATTTTGCAGCAGGATATGAAAAAGCCTACAAACAATATTTAGAAGACAGTCGTAATTATTTCCAACAAGCAGGAAGAGTATTTAGAACTGTCACACAAGGCATGGAAGACTCCATAGTTAACTTTGCTAAAACAGGCAAACTTGAATTCAAAAGTTTAATATCCAATGTATTAGAAACTATCCTACGCAGTCAAGTACAGAATCTTATTGCACAAATATTCAGCACAGGTTCTACGCTACAGAGCAGTGGTAATCTATTTGCTAAATTTTTAGGCATTCCTGGATTTGCCAATGGTGGTATAATTCCAACAAATGGTCCTGTTATGGTTGGTGAACGTGGTCCAGAGTTATTGTTAGGTGCTGCTGGTAGACAGGTAGTTCCCAACAACCAATTAGGTGGTAGCCAATATGTGACCTATAACATCAATGCTGTTGATGCATCAAGTTTTAAATCTTTGGTGGCTAGAGATCCAGCATTCATACATGCTGTGGCACAACAGGGTGCTCGTTCATTACCTACTAGGAGATAAAAGATATGAGTTTTCAATGGATCGTTGACAATGCTGAATCATTAAGCATTAATAGAAAAAAAGTAGTGGCCAGCACACAGAGCCGTGATGGCACTGTACGTGCTGTGAGTAGAGGTAATGCTGCCAAGAGATTTGAAGTCAAACTGCCAGATGGTATTTCTTGGACAGCTCTACGCACCAACATTGCCGCTGCAGAAGCACTGGATCGTTATCAGACTGCTACAATATCAATACCCTATGCTAAATTTCCTTGGTACTATGGTAATACACAACCTGGCAGTGATGAAAGTTATACTGTGATCTGCACACAGTTTCCAGAATGGATTATCTTTGCTCGTAATCAGGTAAGCTGGAGTGGATCATTTGTGTTTGTGGAGGTCACAGCATAATGGCCATTGATTTAAGTTCATATGATAGTATACAAACTGGCTTGTTTGTGCGTATAGAAGTAACCAGTTCTAACATTCTACGATTCAGTGATTATCGTGGAACAGTGACTATTGATGGTGAAAGTTATGTAGGTCTAGGTAAATTGCTGGGAGTAACTTCCACAGTTAGTGAACTCAAAGGCAGTACCAGCACAGTTACATTGACCATCAGCGGTATCCCTAATACCAGTATTAATGAAATCTTAACTAGTTCATTAAAAGGATCTCCTGTTAAGATATATCGCGTGGTGTTTAACCCTGTAAACAATGTTCAATTAGCCATTCCAGGCAACCCAGCAGGTAGATTTTTTGGCATAGTTAACAACTATACATTGGAAGAAGATTTTGACATTGAAAATCGCACCAGTACAAATACCATAAACATAGAATGTAACAGCGTTATGGAGTTTTTAGAAAATAAAATTTCAGGAAGAAAAACCAATCCAGAAAGCATGAAACTATTCTATCCCAATGATGTAAGTTTTGATCGTGTGCCTAATCTAGTAGGTGCCAATTTTAATTTTGGAGCACCGCAATGAGTTGGATTGATGACATTGTAAGTCTTGGCAGTTCAGCATTGAATTATCTTGGTGGCAACAGCATAGGCAGTGCTCTGGCTAGAACTGCTGTCACAGGACTAGTGCTTAACCAAGTAGCCAAAAGTTTAAACAAAGAAAATAAGGTACAGGACAAAGGTACCAGAGTTCAAGTAGAACCAAATCCAGATAATCGCATACCTATAGTCTATGGTGACGCTGTGCTAGGTGGTGCTATCACAGATGCAGTATTAACCAATGGCAATGGCACTATGTTTTTCTGTTTTACTATCTGTGAACGCACAGGCAATACTAACCTAGGTGCAGGTGCTGCCAGCGAATTTAAATTTAACAACATCTATTGGAATGACAACAGACTATTATTTCAAAGTGATGGTATAACAGCCAGTGGATTTGTTGACAAAGCCAATAACATTTGTACAGATATAGCAGGCAAAATTAAAGTCTATTGCTATGCTGGTAACAGCCAATCTCCTGTATGTCCTGTTGGTTATACTAATACAAATTTAGCAAATGCCACTAATATTATGCCAGGTTGGACATCAAATCATTCAATGAGTAATTTAATATTTGCCATTGTGCAGATGGACTACGATGCTGAAGCAGGTGTTACTAGTTTAGGTACTGTGAGATTTGACATTGAAAATTCTATGTCTCAGCCAGGTGATTGCTTGTATGACTATATGACCAATACTAGATATGGTGCTGGCATTGATCCAACGGAGATTTATTCATCATGAACAGTCTACAAGAATTAAACAATTTTGCAAATCAACCCACTGATTTTATTGATGCTAGACCAGCTGGTGTAAAATTTGACAGAGAATTTCCTCTGACTGCAGAAGATCAAATTATCACCATAAACACTACTACTGTTGTTCCTCAACCTGGTATTAATATTGTAGAAATTATCAATTATCAAACTGCCAATGTGCGATACCGTGTAAAAATAGTTACTGGTCAGGCTAATCCTTTAGTTGGATCTACAATAAGCTGGGCTACTTTACCTAGCCATATTACCCTAACAGTATCAGGTTCAGAATATACTCTGTCAGGAATTACCAGTGCTGGAGATTGGAATGCAGTAAAACTATTCACTTGGTCTTTGCCTTTTAACTATGCCAGTTATCCACTGTGGTACGTTACTGCTGAAATCATTTATTTTGATGAAACTTTAAATCAAGAAATAACAAGAGATTGGAATATCTATGATGATAGATTCTACTATGTAGCACAGTTAAATGGTACTGCATTGCTCAATAATACCTATGGTGTAAGTTATGCCATTGAAATTGATTTAGCAGCCAATGCCAGTACTTATTTTAATCCTGAAAATAAATTAAAGTTTGATGCTGCATTAACTTCTTCTGCTGCCATTAACTGTAACATTGCAGTCAATGGTATAGTGTTGTTGGCCTATGCAACAGTATCAGTACCACTGACATTGGCTAGTAAACCTGCCAGCAGTAATTTAACTGCTAGAGCAAGTATAAGTTGTACTATCACTACATCTGCAACTAATTTTATATCTAGAACCTACGAAAGTAATAATATTAATGCTATTTTTAATCTTAATACTCCTACTGTAGGTTCAACAAATCCTTTGTCAGATACTGTTTCTATAACACTATCTTCATCATTGGGTAAATGGGAATTTTCAGGCAATGAAAATACTACCAGCCCTCTTAATTCAATAACATTATCAGGTACTGTCAGTTATGTAAATGCCAATATCAGTAAAATATTGTTCTTTCCAAATCCAGGAACTACCAGTGCAGGAACTATATCTTGGGCACAGTCAGTAAATGGACAATTAGTGTTTACAGGTTCTATAGGAATATCAGGCGTTGCCACTGCCTATAGACCACAGATAGTTGACATTTACACACTTGGTTCTAATTCTTGGACTCCTGCATGGACTCATGTCAATTATGGAAATAAGATTGATCTTTTAATAGTCAGCGGTGGTGGTGCTGGTGGAAGAATAAGAGATCCATTTGGACCATTAGGTGTAAGTCTCAGCGGAGGTGGCGGAGCTGGTGGTATAAGAGTAGTCAATGATATATCTATAACAGCAGGACAACTTGCCACAGTATACATAGGAGCAGGTGGCATATGGGATGGTTTCCATTCAGTTCCCAGCACTGGTTGGAATGTTAACCAAGGTGAACAAAGTTATGTTACCATAAGCTCTCAAACTTACTCATCAGGCGGTGGTGAAGTTGGAGGAGATGGAGCAAATTCAACATCAGGTGCTGGCGGAAGATCAGGTATCAGTATTTCTGCAACTGGTGTTCAATCTAGAAATTTAGGTGGCGCACAAGGTGGCTATGCTGTTGCTGGAGGAGGCGGAGGTGGTGTTGGCTCCGCAGGCAGCGCAGGCGCACAAGCATCAAGTTTTACTGCTGTTGGCGGACGTGGCGGCAGTGGAACAAATGGAGCAAGTTTAGGTTGGAGATATCCAGGACAATTCTTTGCAGGCGGAGGTGGT